TACCTTAACATTTATACAAGCCATAATTTATTTGCATATAACTACATCTGTCGTTAGTGTAACAATCTCCTTCCTAAATCCGTCATCGCAGTCGTCATCTGGAATCTCCGCGGTGATACGGCATTGCAACGGGCCAACGCCAAGTTCATAGCTATTGAATGAGGCAACATAATTGCCTGAGTCAATACGAATCATTTCTTTCTTCTTAATGGTCAAGGAACGATTGGAATACACGAAAAAATCAACCTTGAAATCATAATCATCCATAGAGTACCCTCCGCAGGCATCAATATGAATGTTCATTTTTAAATCTGTGCCTAAAGATGGCTGCAACAAATCTTTCATATCACTTTGAAATTATGCCTGCTGCGTCTAACTTGTCAACAAGCGTTTTGAGAATTAAACGTAATCTATTAAGATAATTATCAACGTCTCTGATTTCGCTTGATTCTGGCGCTGCTTTAAGCGTCTCGTAGTCAGAGCCAAGATTAAGAACTGCCTTTTGCGGCATCTGCATAAAAGTCCATGAAGACCAAATGCCATTTTCATTCCTTGACCTGTATGCCTCAGAATAAATTGTTGATGAATTGGCAAACCCTGCTTCCGTTGATGCTTTTATTATTCCTCCTCGGATAACCTGTAAGACAACGCCTTTCGCCATCCACATAGGGTAGTTTGTTCCTGTTATCAATCGTCCGTTGACGGTCAACTTAAAATGCCCTAAGTATTTCGTGTTGGTGTAATCAAGAGCATTTAAGCCAGCAACGGCCTCGCTCTCATTGTTGTAATCTGCAATCTTGATAAATGGGTCATAGTAGGCATCAGAATCAGCGCCAATGCCTCTAATTTGCTCGTGCAGGAGTTTTTGAGCCTCCGTGAGTGCTGATTGTGTTGCTTTGTTTGGGATGTCCGCTAAGAGCTTGTTTATGTCCTCTGCGATATAGTTTATTTTAGCTTCTGCCATTTTTATTCTCCTTTCTTAGTTTATGTTCTATGTCTGCCAAACGTGAATAAATTCCACTTACTCCGCACATTATCTGCGGCGTGTCGTATGGAATATCACTTTTTAGCTCAAAACCTATAATTCTGCTCTCTCTTGCACTTTTTGCAACCTCGGTAAAATCCAACGAGACAAGTATCTTGCCTTCTTTGTCTGTTAATGTATTTCCATCTGCATCAATCAGCTTGCAATTTGTCATTTCAGAGCCTGTAATGGCTGGGTCTTTTATACTGACCCTTTTCCCTTTCTTCATTAAGTTGGCCATATTCTCAAAAGCGAAATTTGAAGCAAGATTTATGGTGTAAGTCCTGTCGTCAATCCTTGTCTTTTTTAGGTATTCCTCCGCTTTGGCTTTTAGCTTCTTTTCTGCCGCCTCGACAACGCCTGTTGCTGCCATAGCTCTTAGGTCAATTCCATACAACAAAACGGAATCTCCTACCTTTGGGCATAGCGTTTCGTTCGGGAAATCACTGCCGTATGTCGTATTTCTTACGATTTCAAACCACTGGCTCTTGCTGTCATTCATGGAATAACCATCGGGATTGAATCTCACTTCAAATTCCATTCCTGCCAGCTTGCTTGTGCTGCTCGTCTCATCGTTATCAGTCAAAAACGAAATAGTCAGAGTTGAGCCATCCTTGGCCAAATAATCATCACAAAAGTAAAAAACACGCCCTTGCTTATCGCTCAGTTGAACGCGAAATTGCTTCCAGTGCTTTTCTGTCTTCTCTCCGTCTGAATGTTCTTCAATATCATATCTATCTCTCGTCTCGATGGCTGAGATATGAAGTTCTTCGTTTGGGAAAATGTCATCAAAGATTTTTATTTCTTCAATGTGCTGTAACTCATTTAGGCCGCTCACTTCAACGCAATTCAGTCCATTTGGCAACATTAAACGTTTGTCCGTAATATTGTTGAGCATTTCCATGCCCTCTGCTGTTGTCGGCGTGTCCTCCTTATATTCATTCAAAAACCACGCAATAGGCAGTTTGTATTCAAGCAAGCCAATCAACACAAACGCTCTGTTAAGCAAATTCGCCTTGACTTCTGATTCAGTCGAACCATATCTTGCTGTTCCATCCGCTTTTGTCTTTGGCCGTATGACAAACCAGCCTTCTGACATTTTGAAGATTTGCTTATCGCTAACATCGTTCCCACCTATTGAAGGATTAATATAAACATCGTTTGTTGTCGTGTTGCCCGGCACATTTATCGTTACCCTTGGATGCTGCTTGCTCGTCCAGTCTGTCACAGGAGCTTTGTACGTGGTTTTGACTAACCCTTGTGATAAGATATAGTACTCATGATTACTGATGCCTCCATACACTTCAAAACGCAATTCTGCAACACGTGAACCTTGCAGTTGATAATCTGTCGTTTCGTTAAACGTGAGAACTCCGTTATCTGGTATGCTGCCTTGCTTGATGATGTAGGTTATCTCGTCCTTTGAGCCGCTTGTCGTTATTCCTGTAACAACGTACAATTTGTAATGAAGAACATTGCTGCCTATTGACTGCTGTTGCCCTGTCTGAGTATCTTTCGCCTTTATTGTTACCTGCCATGAGCTAACATCGATTTTCTTGTATGCTTCAAGATTTCTTGTTTCAAGTAGTTTAGAGAATCTTTTTGGCGATGATTCGGTTGATGTATTATCTGCTTTGCTCGAAATCTCAAACGAGTAACTATCAGCGCCAGCGTCTATAAGTGCGGAAGAAAAATAGCTCTCGGATAATTTATGCGAAGCGTCTTTTATGGCGATGTATGGATTTCCGCTATTATTATCGTCATAAATAGCGACATCTGTAATCTTGAAATCTAACTTTTTTCTGTAGTTTTCTGGTATGTTCTTCGTTGAGCCAAACGGGAAAACTCTTGTAATATAGCTGCCTTTGCTTTGGTCAACACTCCAGCTTACAACATTATCATCTAATGAAGCGTCAATAAAAGAATCTTCATCATTCTCACAATACCCAAGGTGGATAATATTTCCTTCCATCCACCACTCACATTCCCATTCCTCAGCAATTTTGTCAAGGGCTTGCAGAATATTAGTGTTTGAATATTGAATGAGTTTAACGGATTTCTCTACTGCTCCGCTTCTTGGGAAAAGGCTGCTGCCATCATAATGTATGATGTATTCATATTCTTTTCCGTTGCCATTACAGATATTCAAGCCAAGGTGCTTCAATGTCGCCAGCACCAAATCTAAATGATGGTCAATTGTATCAGTCAAAGAAAACTCGCCCTCTGCGTGTGAAGCAATGAACCGAAGAACTTTGTTTCCCCACAATTTATACTCGGCTTCAAATTTCAATTCGTATTCCCATGCTCCGTTACTACTTGAATATGAAGGAAAGACAGGAGAGGTGATGTAATATCTTTGTGGCTCACCCCATTGCCCTTGCTCGTCTGTGAAATAATCGCCTATCTGAAATGGTATCGCGTTGGGTAACTTTATTTTGAGTGTAATATAATCATCCCCTTGTAGCTGCCAGCGCCTTACTCCTCCTTCATATATAGGCAAATTGGGGTAAACGACTTCTTCGCCGCTTACCCCTTTCCTGTATATAGTCACGTTTTCCAGCATCTTATTCATTTTCTTGGTTGCTTGGATTCGGCTCTTTAAACTTATACCCAGCAATAATAAAATTATAACTTTGATAAAACTCCAGCGATGTTTGCTCTACGAACAGAAGACGGAAAGTTTTGCCAAGTTCATCAATTGCAAATTTAAACAAATCTCTTGATATTAATGTATTAAATTGCCTATAATTAGATACAGTCTCTTTATAAGATAAGCCCCTAAATATAAATGATAAATTGACTTCTCTGTCTTCCACGCGCCTTCTGCTTCCAAACGTCAAGACGGTTACATCAACGCCATCTTTCAACCGTGATTTATTTTCTATCACGGCCTTTGTTTTTGGCAATGACATCAACTCCTTATATCCACCCTTCACCAACTTTGCGCCATAAGTCTTAAAAATATCTTCTCCATTAATCTTTGCTGCCATCTTTAAAGCCTCCTTGTATTTCTTTCGATTTGGTTTAGTCGTTCGTTCATTTGGTATAACTCGTTCGTGTTTTTGGCTATCGTTGCCAAATGACTTGCTGAGGTTCGTTGTATTTCAAGAATCTCTGCGGTGGATGTCTCTGCTTGCGCAAAATGCGTCTTTAAATTATCCAAAATGCTTTGATTTGAAATTTGAATTGCTGCAAACCTACCGTTCAATTCATCGCCTTTGTCTGCGGACATTGCTGTGAATGATGTGGTTTGGCTTCCACTCGAAGAACCACTCTTGCTCCACCCATAGATGTCTTGAAGATTCTTCGCTTCATTGCGAGCTTTCTCAACAATCTGCATATAGCTTTCTTGCAATTTGCTCACCTCACCAACAGAGATGTTTCCATCTTCATTGGATTTGGCAAATTCATCGTACCATTCTTCAAGCATATCTTTGTATTTCTCGCCAAGTTTTGTTTGAATTACTGCATTTTTGAGATAGTTGGTGAAGTTATCAGCAAAATCTCTTGTACTGTTATCCATATTGGAAATTAGCTTGGTGAAGTCATTGTAAACGCTGTCAAATGAGGTGGCGGTTAACTGCTGTTGCAATTTGTCAAGAGTGTCTTCTGCGGTATCTCCAAGACTGATAATCTTGTTGTAATAGTCGCGTGTCTCAGTATCTAATTTAGACCAAAAATCTGCATCTGACATCTTCACCTTTTCCAACTCTTCGGCAGTAAGGCTCTGCAAATCTTGAACTGAACTAATCGTTTTGCCAACGGCCCTTGATACATTCGTCCAATTATCTTGCGTCATCCAAGAATTTTGCCTGTAATTGATAGAGTGGCTTCCTGCACTTGCGCCGCTCTCTCCGCGTACCTTAATAAGGTTACGCAAAGCCTGCTCGTCAGCCTTGACAATTGACATAACGTCATCATAGGCGTTTTTAGCTTCCATTCCATACGACAAATTAATGTACTCGGTCTTCTTGCTAATCAATTCGTCCCAAATGGATGATATTTTTTGGTATTCTGCCTTTAACTTATTATAGCTTGAATAATCCGCGCCAAAGCCAAGCATCTTTCCAATGCCTTCAAATGTATGTACAACACCAGTGATTGTGCCAGCCACAGCACTGACGGCCAATGCAACATCATTGATTGGATTCGTGAGGCTGAGAATATCACCCAAATTTGTAATATCAATATCTTTGAATGATTC